CCGTTTGGATTTCCGAGCGTTCATTTGCACACGAGGCGGGTTTTGGAGGTAAGTGCGATCTATTTTGCGCTGGCACCCTTAACGTCGTCATTGACATTAAAACTAAAGAGTTCACCGACCCCGCAAAGGTCGACGCCTATGACGAGCACCTTATGCAACTCTCGGCATATCGAGTTGGTCTAGGTATCCCCCATGCACGGTGTGCGAACGTGTTTGTGTCCCGCAATGTTGAAGGTCTGGTCGTCGTCAAAGAATGGTCAGCCGAGGACTTGAGTCGCGGGTTTGATATGTTTATGCACCTGCTATCTTTCTGGCAACTTAAAAATCAACATCAATGAGGTATCAATGTTAAGTGAAGAAGAAATCAAACAAGTCTATTTTTACTGCGATGATAAATTGCCAAACGCAATCTATGCAGATGACCTAGACATTATTCAGTTTGCCAATAAAATTGAATTGTATGTAACGCCTACGATTGCAATGAGGGAGCACCTAAGATGCGTACAGATCGTAAGCGAGATGAACCCAGAAGTTGGGAAGGCTTTGCACAATCAGAGACCGAAATTCTAAAAGCCTTGGAAGAGGCTTACGAACGAGGTTATGACGAAGGGTTTGAGGAGGCTCGCGAGAGTTTCTTTCAAACCCAATTGTTGCTCTATAACACTGGTGGATCAGCATAAAAAAAGCCCCCTGTGAGGGGGGCTAAGAAGGAGAGTGGCAACTGCTCCTCAAATGGCAATCATTGTGGCTCTTTTTCTGTCAGCGCCTTGTAGCCTTCATAGGCTCCCATTAAACCTGTACCGATAGCACCAGCACCCTTAATTCTGGCTGTTCTAGGGCCAATCACTGGCACCGTAGCCGCCGCACCAAAACCAGTTTGAGCAGTAGCACCAGCCGCTTGTTGGATAGCCGCAAGCAACTCAGGACTGCGCTCACCAGCTTGGTAGCGTTTGATTAGTTCTTCAATTGGCATATTGGCTAGTTCATTGATACCCCTAGCGGCTTGCAGACCACCAATTGCACCAATGCCTGCACGAGTCACTATACCCGCTTTGCCAGACTTTACACCCGTAACTTCAAGTGGTCTTGCCACCATGCCCGGCGCTGTCTTTGCCAGTTTACGTCCAGAGGCTAAATCTGCTTCAGCGGCGGCTTGTCGGTCAGCGGCAGTTTCTGCAACAGTTTGTGCGCGTGTAACACCAGACGTTTTAGCACGTTGAGCCTGCTCAAATCTTTTCTGAGCCTCGCTTTGTTGTTGAGCCGCAAGAGCGCGTTCATTTTTTAGACGTTGCATCTCTTCTTGTTGGGCTAATCTTTCCTGCGCGGCTTTATCGTCAACCATGCGTTGCTCAAGTTCTGCCTGCTGTTTAAGCGGCGCGGCAACCTCTGGCTGAACAATAATTCCCGAAGGAGTTGCATCGGGCATACCAAAAGCCAACCTTGCGCGTTGTCCAGAATCAGGAACTACACCAGATTTTGATGCTTCTAAAAGTGCTTTTTCTTGATTTTCACGTTGCAACTTTTGAAACGATGAGACCTCGTTAAAATTCATACGTTGGCGGCCAGTTGTCCCAGTTTCAGGGTCAATGGTTCCCTGCATCATCTGCTCAGTTGCCGTGCGTGACACTGGAGCATTGAGGTCAGTAATGATCTGAGGGGTCGCAGAAGCCATAGAACCAGTCTGTAGGACGTTTTGTGTAGTCGCCGCAGGGGTAGCTGGCACCTTAGCTTTTTGCTCGGCTAAACGGGCTTTTAATTCTCTATCTGCGCTTTGTAGAGCATATTGAGATATTTTAAAATCTAACTCAAGGTCGGCAAGTGTTTGACCTCCAGCAATTGGGGAAGGGTTGCTCATCCGCGTTTGCAAACGGTCAGCCGCAATTTGATGCCGTCTAAGAGCCTTGTCTTCCGCTTCTTGTAAAGACGCAATTGTTTTGTTACCAGCTTCTTCTAAAGTAGAAATTTTGCCTCTTGCAGACTCTTTAATTTCGTTTATATCGGGAGGGGTGCCAAAATACTCTGGTCGATAACCAACTTGACCTACGCCAGAAATTAAAGCCCCAGTACCCGCCGCTATTGCTGGGTTTAAAAATTCTTCTACTGGGGGTGTTGTATCCGTTGTGACTTCAGTTGTTGAAGCCTGACGCGCTTTATCTGCAAGTGGTACGCCAGCGGCAAATGGATTGTTAGGGTCGACTTTTGGCGCTTCTGGTGTTGCTTGCTTTCCGCTTTCAAATGACGTAATAAAGTCAGCAATCTTTTCTGCTGAACCATCTGGAAATGGTTCGTTGGTATTTTTTAAACCAAGGTGACCAGCCATTCCAACCTTGTAATTGTCACGACCTTCTTCTGAATTTTCTGAACCTGCTGGGGCGTACTTATCAATAAAAGATTGAGGGGTGTTGATCCCCTTCTTTTGCTTGATTTGAATGTCTTGAATCAACGCATTGCGACCAGCTTCTTTGGTTGCAAAAACAGCAAAGCCTCGGTCATCAACTCCAATTTGATCTTTGTAAGTAAAACCTACGGGCTTTAAATTACCGGGGTTATTGTTGAACTCAGCAACTGTTGACATGGTCATTCTTTCTCAAAAGAACCGTCTGGCATTTTTTTCCAACCCTTTGGCGGCTTGCGTTCACCGCCAGATTGTCCTGAAGACTGACCAGCAGGCGCGGGAACCTTTGGCGATGTCCGCAATATATCCGCATTTTTATTACGCATATCATCAAGCGTTTGTCTGTAGTTCTTTTGCAGTTCTTTAAATTCTGGATCGTTAAGTTTAAAGGATGAAAAAGATTTGTTTGGAAAGTCTTCTTGGGCTTTAAGCCACAACTGTGCGGCGCGTGCATCGTAACGAGCACGCTGAACCATTGCCTCTGATTTAAGCGCCAAGGCTCTAGCCGAGTCACTAGGAAGAACGCCAAGAGCGGCGTACAACTGACCTTCTGTTTTGTCGGTTGCCCCCTCGCCGGGGGTTCTCCCCATCTTGCGCATCTCCGCCGTAATTTCAGCTTGCGTTTGTTGGAACATCTGCAATGCTGTAATGTCGTCTGTGGTCAACTTGTATTCTTTGTTTCCCTGTAATGCAATGCGTACAGGTAAATTTATACCTACGCTCATTGAGCCAGCAGTTATGTTTGCGCCTTGTTCAATTGCGCGAAGCACAGCATTACGCACGTCTGCGTCTTGCATTAAATTAAATGCTCTAGTGTTTGAGTCAGTTAAACTTAATACGTTGTTAGCAAGAGTTTCTAGTTTTAATGCACTTTCACCACGATCCAAAAGCGCATTTCCTGATTTCTCAGAAGCTGTTGCACGTTCTTTTGCAATTGCTTCCAATGCTGTCCTTTCAGCCGCTTCTTCTAACTCTGTTCTTGGTCTTGCATACTCAATTTTGCCTTGTGCGTTTGTTTTTCTTCCAATGGCAGGAATCATATTGTTCTCAACCATAAAACGAATAAGAAGTTGTTCGTCACCTGTTTGTGCGGCTTCTTTTGCAACAATATTAAACGCGTCTGAAATTTCAGTGCGAACCCTAATTTTTTTATTTGTGGTTGGAATTGTTACTTCAGTAAAGCCAGCGTCCGCCGCTTTCTTTTGTTCAACTTCAGCTTTTTGAAGGTTGAATAAAAACTTCTCTGTATCAGGGTCGCCGATCTGTTGACCAGCAACAAGTTCTCTGCGACCGATTGGTGCAAAGCCTGTGACCGTGGTCGGGAGACCGGGTCGACTCGGTGGCATACCACCACCCATTGGAGGAGCGCCAGCAGGAGCGCCACCAGCAGGAACTGCTAATCCGCCTAACGTAGTACCGCCAGCTTGTGGCATGGCACCTTGTGGATTGCTCAAGTTTTGGAGCATTGCAGAACCCGCTAACTTCTGACGCAATTGCTGTTGCTTCATCATCAAGTCAAGATTTTGTGTACCAAGTTCTTGTTGACGTGTTGACTCATCTGTTGTGGCTTTTTGGAATCCGCTCATGCCTTGACCAAGAGACTCAACAAACTGACCCGTCTTTGTGGGTTGAGCCAAACCAACACCTAACGCCATAAACCGTGGGTCATATGGCAGTTCAGTGCGCTTGGCTAAAGACTGTTGCATCTTTTGAATCTGCGCGTCCAACTGCATACGACCCTTGTTGAGGTTCGTAATCTCTTTATTGACATCAAACGGTTCATCCTGAGCAGTTATTTGTTCAGCGGCAATGCGATCAGCATCAGCGGCTTGATCTGTTTTTTGCGCAGGCTTCCCCTGCGGCATAGCGGCGGGTCTTGCCTGCGGTGGTTGAGAGACTTGACCTAATCCGCCCTGTGGTTGTTGTGCAATCATTTTTTATCCCACTAAGTAACCATCTTGGTCATAATAATTACCCTGTCCATCGTGATATGCGGCACTGTTTGGCATCACATCTTGTAGACCGCCACCGTCTGCCATCATTACAGAGCCGCCCTGAGCACCCGGCTCTTTAACAGGGGGTGGCAACTTACCACCACCAATTGCAGTTTGCGCGGCATTTTGAATTGAATTGGGATCACCCTTGTACAAAGAGTACAGGATGGAACCCAAAGAGCCAATTTGCGCTAATGGGCTAATGCCGAACTGCCCTTGTTGACCGGGGCCAGTTGCCTGCTTGATTGACCCTTGGGGAATATTCTGACCAGCCAACAACTTGGCATAGTTCTGCGCCTGAATCATTGGGTAATCCAATGCGGCTTGACCTAACTTCTGCTCACTGGCACCCATGTTGAACAACGCATTCAATCCGCCAGTTCCAGTTTGGAATTGTTCTTGACCTAAATTGGTAAGACCCTGACCAGCCTGCAATTGGCGCTGTAGATCGGCTTGAGCGGCTGTTGTAGCCTTGTCGTACCCACCGCTGAGGGCTTGGTACTGTCTACCCAATAAATCGTTCTGGATGTCTCTTAACGTGTTTCCAGTAACTTGCTGTTGACGACGTGAGCCAAACTGTCCAGTACCAGCCGCCGCCGCACCCAATGCTGGGAGCACGTTTTCTTGTACGTTGCGCTGTGTCAGGCGACCCATCTCATCGACTACATAGTCTTGATAGGGGTTCATGTACCCACCAACAATCTCAGGAGCGGCTGTACCGCCTGCACCCGTAATCATTTGGCTGGCTTGACCTAGTGTCCCAGTCCCAGCAAAAGCCATGTTGGGAGCCATTTGGAGGGCTTGCTGTTGCAACGGGCTAAAGCCTGCCACACCGCCCTGTTGGACAGCGCTTTGACCTAAGTTGGCAATGTCTTGTAGGTAGTCAGTATAGAACTGGGGGGCGGTGTCCTGCGACTGCGTAGTTGTGGTTACGTCAGGCAGTGCCGCGCCTTGGAATAGATCAGCCATTCATAGACTCCTTCAGATAGTTCAAAGGTGATTTAGCCTTTGGTGGTATTTTACCGAGAGGTGCGCCTCTTTTGTGAGCACGAATGTTTTCACGGAATTTATCAAGAACTTTTGCACCAGCTTTGTTTGAACCGTTACCTAACATGGAAACCAATTCGGCATCCATAACGTATTCACCATCAGCTAACCACGCTGGGATGTCGTCAGATTGACCATCCCCAGCACCGTTAACAGCGGAACCCTTGCGGAAATCCACACGGTTATTTACCACTGGGTTAGTTTGATGGCTGTGAACGGTATGAGCCTGTGACAAACCACCCTTTTTCATGCCTTCAGCCAAACCAAGATTTTCAGCAGGGTTCATCACGCGACCAAACGTGTAGTGCGTTGTACCGCCACCAGCCATTGCTGGTTCTTCCTCGGCTTCGTATGCATCCTCAACAGCGGTTTCTTCTTCAGAACCATCATCAAGCAAGTAGCCATATTCATCAACAAGGTTTCCAGATTGATCCGTCAACTCTCCTGCTTCATCCCTGTAGTCAGCCATTTCAGGTTCTCTTAAATATCCTGATATTCCGAGATCAGAGTACAGACGATCATCAATGATTTCATCTCCGCCGTCTTCTGAGTAATCAGAATAAGAAACGATTGGGCTACCAGTACCTGTGCGACCACCCACCATGCCTGCACCAAAGTCTGTGGTGCGTGGGTCAAACGAAGTCAACTCAGAGATGTCAACGGGTTGGCTTGGGCTTGCAGACTCACTCTCACCAGCTTGATCCATCAAAGATGCAATCAACGCTCCAATTGCTCCGCCAGCCATGCTCGGATTTTCTTGCACAAAGTTCAACAGCGAATCCAAAACTCCGCTTTGGTCTGGTTGATTTTTATTAACCGCCGCCTCAGCCGCCGCTGTTGCAAAACTTGGCTTGTTTCCAGAACCAGAAGATGTAATGGCACCCTCTGGATCATAGAAGGTCATATTTCCTTCATTGTCTGTATAAATTGTGTTACCTAATTCGTCGGTGTAATAGTTAGCATTACCAACAGTTCCAGATTCATTAACATTTTGAAAATTTTGGACTTCTTCGCCAACTTCAGGATTAAATACATTTCCATCTGAATCAGTAGTAAACACAATGTTGTTGTCGGCATCAATTGTCATTGTGCTACCGTCGTCATCAACATAAGTAGCTGTGCCGTCACCATTGGAAACAAACCCTTCAGGAAATCCTTCTGGTGTGAAATTTAGCCCTGTGCCTCGACCTTCATTAAGATAAGTGTTTTGATATGAATCGTTCTGAGAATATAAAGATTGATCACCCGTCATTGATGGGTCGTCAAACTCACCAAAGTTGTAGTTGACGTTCTGAAAGTCTTGGACTTCTTCGTCAGTGTCAGAATAAATAGAATTTAAACCGCCTTCTACAAAACGACGAGCATTACGTTTGTATTTTTTTACAATTGAGCCGCCCTTGGCGTCTTCTTCGTAATTTGTACCGTCGTCGACATATTCATCGTCAGCAACGTATGTATCGTCATNAGATACAGTGTCAAACACCGTGTCATCAACTATGATGTCATCGTTTACCGTAATATCATCACTTGTACCGTCAAAGCCTTCTAAAGTCCAATTACCGTCTTCGCCAAGGTTGTATACGTCGCCAGTTTCTGGGTCGGTGTAAGTTGTTTCATCATAAGTAGTTTCATCAACAGTAGATGTGTCACCAACAGAGGCATCAACGTACTCACCATCGGCACCGACGGTGTACATCAAGTTTCCATCAGCGCCGTAAATGTTTCCACTTGCATCAGCAAAGTAACCTTCGCCAAGGTCTGTCATTCCAGTTGTGTCTGCTCCAGTTACAGTATCAACTCCAGTAGTGGTATCAGTTGTAGTGTCAGTAACCGCCTCCATGCCAATGATGTTTCCATCCTTGTCATAAGTGTTAACCATTCCATTTTCAGTAACTGAGTAAGAACCATCTTCATTTGTTACAGCGCCTTCAGGAACAACATTGCTTTCTGTCTCTGTTCTAACGCGATCTAACTCGGCTTGAATTTGATCTTCAGTCAATGCGCCTGTTACGCCTGCTGTAGAACCTTTAGGAACAACAGGAGGTTTAGTACCTACTGGTGGCTTAGTTGTAACTGGCGGTTTAACAACCGAAGTAATTGGTGGTTTAACAATTGGCGGCTTGACCACGGGAGGCTTAACAATCGGAGGCTTAGGCGTTACTGGCGGCTTAACCACAGGAGGAGTCACTGGTGGTTTAACAATTGGTGGCTTAGGTGTTCCGGGTGGTCTAACCACAGGGTTAACTGGTGGCTTAACAACAGGTGTTTTGGGTTTTGTAAATGTGTCAATTGCTTTTTTAACCAGCGCGGCTGTGCCAGCACCAACAGCCGCTTTCTTTAGCGTGCTTGTAAAACTGCTTTTTGGTTTTGTTGTTGTAGTTGGAGTAACAGCAGGTTTTTTTATTGTTGCTATTGGTTTTGTTGTTGTTGTCTTAGCCGCAACAGGTGCCTTTGTAGTCGTAGTTTTTGCCGCTACCGCAGGTTTTTTGATTCCAGAAGTAATGGCAGGTTTAGCCGCAGGCGCTCTGTTTGTTTGTACACGCGAGACTGGGCTTGTTACGCCTTGAGATACAGGTGCTCGACCAGAAATTGTTTTACGGGGATTGCGAGTGACGGAAGTTAGATTACCTCGACCGCCTCGTTCTGGACGAGCATCACCAAAATCTAACTCAGTAGGTCTGAATCTTTGACGAGGAGCATTGCGCATCACCGAACTAATTGTTCGGACGGGCGTTCTTAATTCCAAAGGGTTGCGTACTGTTCTTGCCATAATTTACCCCATTTTCTTCGTATTCAAGCCTGCTGG